ATGATGAATAATCCCGGAAGGTATAAGCTACATCAGTATTTGAAATATGCTCACCAATGGGCGGATACAGTCAGCTATAAATGCCGGTTATATTTGATATTGGATAATGGGAAAATAGTAAAAACCGATTAATAACAATAATTTGAAAGGAATATTTATGATAGAAATAGATTTGAATGATACCGTTAGTGTAGAGCTTACAGAATGGGGAGCCGCATATCTTAATGCAACGAATATATTTAAGGAAATAACCACTACACAGAAATGGCATTATAAGACTGACTATAAAGCAGGTGATGTTTACAAAAGCCAGCTTTGGGAGTTGATATTGGAGTTCAAAGATGGGATTAGATTTGATAAAGAGAAGGCTTTTAATAAATTGAAAAAAGTAGAATTAACTAATAACTGAACAGCAATGAGTGAAACAATACAATTATCTCCTGGTCTTGTAGCTGCCTATAAGGAACTATTGACCAACCCAAAGAAAAATGGATTTTCTTTCCGTCCGATAACCGAATGTTTCAGAGAAATCGAAACGGTAACTCCAAAGCATGAATTATTTAATGTGTACATTGAATATCTGCAAAAGCCATTGCCCAAAGTAATATTCTACATTATCATGGATGAACTTTATGGTAACTTGACAGGACGGGCTATGGATGCGGAAGGTAAATCGGGGTATTTAGGGTACAAACTTGAATTTATAAAAGATAAATAATGAACAAGTCAAAAGAATATATTAAAAGTGAGAGTTTTGTGGTAGTCAATCCCGACTACCCGGTTATCGCAAAAGAAAATGCTCTTAAAGCTCTTGCAATGGCAGAGGAAGAAATGAAACGGAAAGCCATCGAAGTTCTTTCCTCTGTTTTGGATAACTGGGTGCATGGTGGTGACGCAGACTGTATCATTGCGGAGTTTGAGGAAAGATTAAATATCGGATAAAAACAGAACGGGCGCCCTGCGGCATACAATAATATGCGGGGGCGCCCGTTGTCAATGAGAAGCTATCGTGTTTCTTTCCGCAGTCTTTCCCTGACCTGCCGCTCCGTGAATCCGAATGCCGCGGCGAACTGTTTGAATTTCTCCTTCTGCCCGGAGGGGAGAAGGGAGTACAGGCTTGAGAACGGCGTGCCGCCTTCCAGCGCTTTCCTGATTTCTTTCTTTTTCATATAAGTTCCTTTATCTGTTTCTTACAACATTCACAATCACACAGCAGCAACCTGGCCTTGTCGAACATCTTCTGTCCTATATTGCCGGACAGGTAGCATATCTCCTCGCCCCACGGGTCGATCCCCAGTGCCTTTGCCATGTGCGCTTCCAGGTGCTTCCTCTCATGGTCATAGGAGTTCTGGAACTCGGCGGGTGACGATGTGATCCCTATCACCATGACCGTCTGCCTTGTGCCGTAGTTGGAATAGGTGAGTCCGGTGTCCGGTTTGCCGGAGGACAGGTTCCTGTACGCCGTTTCCAGATCATCCCCGCGGCAGCCTATGTCATAGAGCCTGCCAATGATCTCGTCGGTGTAGTAACAGTCCACGGCATAGTAGACCGCCACCTTCCAGCCGTATTCCTCTATGTCAAACCGCTGGCGGATCATAACATCTCGTCCCATTCCACCGGTTCCCCGGCCCTTGTCATTTTTGCATACCACATGCACATGACCATGCCTTCCGGAGCGTCATAGTCATCTATGATATCCTTGACGTAAAGCGCCAGATGGGGCTCGTCGGCGATGGAGGACTTGAAACAGTCCGCCTTTGCCTGGTTGGCCACGTATACATAGTCATATAATGTGTTGTTCTCCACCCTGACCCCGTTCTTGGCCAGAAGTTCGTCCACCTTGTCCTTGGTCATGGGTTCGATCTTCTCGCTTTTTCCGGTTGCCGGGTTCATCCTGCGCATGAGCGACACGGCGAAGTCGCACAGCTTTTTGTTGAAGTGCCAGCCATTGTGCCGGAGGTACGCCGTCAGCTCCTTTGGCCGGTCATCGTATATGTCCAGAGGTTCCTTTGTCCTGTTCATAGTCTTCTTGTTAGCCGGGACGGGGGAATCCCCCGTCCCGGCGGGTTAAACTAACGGTATCTTGAATAGCGTCCTGTTCCGGGCACTCCGCGGCGCTGGCCCATCGAGCCGCCGCCATAACGGTTCCCGTATCCTCCGCCGTATCCGCCACGGTTTCCATAACCGCCACGTTGTCCCATGTCGTCATACTCGTCATAGTCATCGTAGCCGTCGTCGCGCTGTCCCATGCCGCTCCCTTCCGAGAGTTCCTCAATGCACTGCATGAGCTTGCCGCCATACTTGAGCATTTTTTCGGCATAATCGGACATTCTCTCGACCTTGCTGTCTTCTATCTCGATCATCATCATACTTGTTGTTTTTTAGAATTGTTCGTACTGGGCCTTTCCGCCGGTTTAAGCAGTTCGGCCATCATGGCCTTCAGCTCGGATATCTCCTCCCTGAGAGCCTTGTTTTCCGCCTCCTGTCTCTGCCTTTCGGCAAACTCGGGATTCAGTATCTCCATCATCTTGCCGCAGGCGTCCACTATGGCACGGTGGTGGTCTATGCTTCTGAGTATCTCCGCGGACCTGTTCCTCATGGCCGCCACCTCGGAGTTCATCGACTCCCTTGATCCGGATATGACCATGTTCCCGCCTCCGGGGAAATTCGCGTCGGCGATGTCCGCCCCCGCGGGTATCTTCTGGAACGTGACGGTCTGTTCGCCGACCTTGACGGTGATGTCCACCACCATCTTCATCGGCTGGCCGAACATCACCGGCTGTGTCCCGTCCGGGACCGGGTTGGATACTCCCGCAATGGCGCCGACCTCCACATAAGGCGTCCCGTCCTTATGGAGTATGTAAAACTGGCTGTTGACTCTTAAATTCTGGAAAGGCATAATTGTTTCTCTTTAAATGGAGGGATTCCTCCCTCCTTGTTCTTAAACTACTCCGGTCATTATCTGCAGGGTGTTTGTCGTCCTGTCGAACCAGAACTCGAACACTCCCGTACCGGGGATGTCGGCCGCCGTCAGCGCTTCCCCGTTGTACTTGGTCACGGCCTGTGTCACCCCGTTTGTCTCGAACAGGACCGGCAGCGTCCCGGTTGTCCCTGTGGGGACGGCCTGCGCCAGGTCAATGTAGATGGTCCCCCTGTACCATGCGTTCACAAAGGCATGGTTGGGAAAGGAGAACACCACATTGTCGGTATTGACCGTTACTCCCGAGGTTGATATGGCCGCAGAACCCCTGCGGTTTACAAATTGGAAAGGATATACTGCCATAATAGCCTCCTTCCTCAATTAACCCCAAAAGCCATTACCGGCGGCGTAAGGATTGAAGCCGTATCCAAGACCATATTGGGCCGCCACACAGGTGGGGATTCCCACAACCGGGCTGTACGGCACCTTGGCCACTTCGGGCTGGTTGCACTCAATCTTCGCCAGACGGGCGCTCAGATCACCCAGCGCGGCGTTGACAGGCGCGATGGTCTGTGCGGACACCTGTGCGAAATACGCGTTCTGGTGCTCCTGCGAGAGCTGGTTGACGAGCGTGCTGTTCTTTTCGCGCAACGAGTCGATCTTGTCAAGCAGCGCCTGGTTCTGCATGGCGTCCAGCTTGCTGATGATGGCGTTGGTATTGGCCGTGCCGGCGTCACGCAATGCGAGCGTGTTCTGGTTGGCCGTGTTCACCAGTGCGTTTGTCTGGTTGCATACGGACAGCTGGTTCTCGTAGCCCATTTTGGTGATGTTCTCGTTTGTCTGGCAGCAGCACTGGCAGATCTGCGACTGGATGGCGTTGTTGCCCTGCATGATCGCGGTGACGATCTGGTTGGTGTTCATGCCCATCTGGTTGCCGATGTTGCATATCTGCATGCCAAGACCGTTTATGGCGGCCTGTACGGCGTCCGAGGAAGTGTTCAACGCGGTGGCCAGGCTTTGGATGTCGTATCCGTTGCGTTGTACGGCCTGCATGATCACGGCGGTGTTCGCGTCGTTCTGCACGAAGGGGACCACGCCGCCCTGTCCGTTGCCCATCATTCCGCCACGGGCGCCGCCGAAACCTCCCATGCCTCCCCATCCCATCAGGATGAACAGAAGCAGGATGGCGAACAGGTCGTCACCCCAGCCGTTGCCGTTACGGTTGTTGCCGTTTCCCATCAGCGCCAGGATGTTCGGATCCACACCGCGCTGTTGCATAAGCGCCGGAAGCATGGCCAGAATGCCGTTGGTGCCGCCTCCGGAGTTCCCGTTCTCGGGGAACACAAAAGTTCTTGATTCACTCATAGTTGTATTTGTATTTTGTAGTTCCGGTCACTAATCCGACCGTGGTGCAAACATACTCAACTACACGCGCTCCGTCGAGCGTCCTGTTCTGATGTGTTTCCTTATTTGTTCCAGATATATTCCGATCATCGGCGAGGTGATGTTCCGCGCCAGCAGGCGCCGTACTCCCCGCGCCGTGCGGTTGGTCATCCCCGCTATCTGGTCGGGATACAGGCCGGCTTCCGAGAGCAGCCTGACAAGCACATATCTGGCGTCCGTGGACTCCATGTCCCTGAAGTCACCCAGTATACGTTCCCTCGGCACTTCCGTTTCACGCTCGGTCAGGACGAGCAGGTTGAAGAAAATTTCGCTCTTGCACATGATTATTCAATTTTTATTATTACTTTTGTGCACCCCATCAAAGAAAAAGCACACGCATTTCAAGTCTAAGGATTTTAGCCCTCAGCGTTTGGAGTGCGTGTGCTTCTATGTTTTCTTGATGGGGATCGGAAAACGAGCGTTGAGGGCTTTTTTATTATTAACCCTCCCTTTGTTGCATATTTATTTCATAATCACTACCTTTGTCATACAGGTAAAAGTTTTTTCAAATTGTTCAAATGTTTCAGGGTATGAGGAAATCCAGGATAAACACTCCGGGAAGAAGTTATGTGTTCCGTGTTACGGATGTCGTGCGCATTTATGACGAGCACAGCCGCAGCGGCCTTTCGAACCGTGAGATATTCCGCCGTTACATCTGGCCCAAATACCGGATATGCGAACGTACCTTCTACAATATGATCAAGGCCAGCGCGGACGACCGTGTCATCGCCCGGCAGCGCGAGATGCAGATGACACTTTTCTAAAGTCTCTCAACCGCCCTGAACGTGTATTCCTCCACATCCTCCACCACCTCCGCATGATTATGGTTTGTATCGCTGGCTGTACGCCGGAACATGTCAAAGCAGACCTTCCCGTTGTCCCCCTTGAAATCATGCAGGCAGGCGCTGATCTCCTCCAGCAGGCTGAAACGTTCCAGGGACTGCTGCTGGTATCGGCTTCCCTTCCTTGACGAGCCTTTCCAGGGGGTCACGACATGCAGCCTGACTGTAACCGCCGCCTGCTGTACGGCACCCGAGAGCGTCGTCCATTTATACGGCATGAACTCAAGGAACACGGCGGGCATGTCGAAAGGCTCCTCCTCCTCGATGAAGTCGACCTGCTCGTTCCACAGGTCATAGGTCCTGACTGCCGGCACCCCTTGCCTGTCCGGCAGCTGTTCCAGGCGTTCCTGGAGCTGTAAATAGAAAAAACTTCTCATACTTTAATCGTTATCGTTGAACACTTTCTTCAAATTCTCCATGGCTATCTCATCCAGCAGTTTCTCCAGATCCGGATGGCGTCCGATGAACTGACGCCTGGGAATCATGATCCTGCTTCCTGTCTTCTTCAGCGCCATGGCCTTGTAGAACTCCGCATCCCGGGATATCTGCCGGTTTTTCCTGCCGTTCCGTGCCTTCCCGGCCTTTGTCCGGGCTATACGTCCAACGGCCTGCCTGTACTTTATCCAGAAATATCCTTTCATCCTGCGGGTGACGGTGATGCTTCCCCCCTCGTTGTGTATCTTCGCATACGGCACGGACGAGGTGATCTCCACCCCCTTGCCTCCTTCCATTATCCGGGAGCGTATGCTGCGTCTGAGGGTCCCGGACTGTACGAGCAGGCCTCTGGTTTCGTCCGTGCCACCCTTTCGCCTTTTCCATTTCTCGGTGAAGAAGGCCTCGCGCTTGAAATTCATGTCGAACTCCTCCTTCGCCTCCACCCTGATGTCATTCAGCGTAAGGCGGATGAAGCGGTTTATCCGTCCCCGCAGCTCCCTCATGGTCTTTTTGGAACCGTTGTCATCCATTGCCGCCTCCTTTCCCGGCCTGTTTCCGGATGATCCGGCAGGCCCTGCACAGTTCATTCCCGTCCCCCTTGCCGTCGCAGTCCGCACAGTCCTTGCGGGTGTACGGGTTATATGCCGGGAATGTGGTCATCCGTTTCCCCGGATTGAACCGCATCATCTCCTGGTACTTTCCCGATGTGGCCTGCGATCCGAGGTTCATGGCCTCCCTCTCGTCGCTTTCCGGATACTTCCCTTTGCGGACCTGTTCTGTCGTGCAGCGGCATCCGAACCCGTTGGGCGGGAGATACCAGTCCCAGAACCTGCTGGAGAGGGGAAGGGTGATCCCGTCCAGGGGACGGTGGCCCTTGCGGACCCTCTCGTCGCCGGCGGTACGGTACTGCAGGTTGTAATCCTCCCCGTCCTTCTCGAAATCCTTCCATTTCGCGGCCATCAGCGCCGATGACCTGGCAAAGTTCCACTCTGTTTTCAGATAGGCCCCGTTATAGGTGTCGTTGATTGTCTGGACGTCGTTTAAAAACCGTTCAAACGGTTTTAATCCGCCGTCTTCATCGAGCAGGGAGGGAAACGCCTCGTTCAGCTCGTGGAAGGTCTTTATTCCGCTGAAGACATAGTCGGACTCCTTCAGCCTTTGCACGCTCACCTCGTCCAGCGGCACCTCCCTGACGGAAAGGTCCACGGCATTGTCAAGCAGCGCGGCGGTCTTCTTGATGAATTCCCTGACCTCCTCGTCCTCCAGCATCTCCGGGCTGAACCCCTTCTGTCTGTACAGCCATGCCATGAGCGGCAGGAAGGCCTCCTCCACCTGCGAGGTGTCGGCCTGCCGTGTGTCGTTGTCGTCTTTTTCCAGGGCCAGCGTGCTGTTTCCGTACAGCAGCGCGGCCCTCTCATGCAGCCCCGCATAGTCGGCGGGGCCTAGTCGAAAAAAGGTTTTACCAGCTGCTCCTTCCTGTCCTTTCTTGTTATTACGGGAATCTGGTACTTGTTTACGATATATTTGGGGTCCACCTCGTAGTGGTTCATCACCATGGTCTCGTATGCCACCTGCTGCTCGGGCGTGTAGGTCACGCTGTCATCCCAGTCAAAACGGTACCCCTTGACCGGAAACCCGTGTTTTACCATGCGGGGGATCAGCTGCCAGTTCACCAGGTCCTTGATCATGTCGGCATCCTTGTTGATCAGGTTGTCCAGCATGTTCTCGTGAACCTTGGACTGTGAGAGCGACGCCCCGTTGTCCACGGTCATGGTCTGCGTGAGCACCGCCTTGCTTATCTCGCTGTTGCAGCGTTCTATGCGCCTGTCGTACACATTGTACGCGTCCCCCCGTGTGGATTCCTTGATGTCGATGGTCGTCCCTTCCGGGAACAGCCCGTATGACGCGGCCCCCATGTTCCTGAGCAGCCTTTCCAGCCTGTCGAATTCCTTGGGGTCACGGCTGGTGGTCGTTCCGATACGTAAGGGGATGCCGAATATCTCCCCGAACATGTCCCAGAAGCTGGACATGTTCTTTTTCGGGATGGTATGCAGGGCGCATTTGAGGTACAGCCCCAGGTCATGCGTGCCTCCGGCTTCCGTCACCCACCATGACACGGGTCCGTTGCGGTAGTCATACCCCGACTGCCATGTGTCGTTCTCGCTGGTGATGATCACCCCGTGTTCAGGCACGACATGGGTGCGCGGTATCAGGCTGACGCTGCTGAACACCGGCTTGTCCTCCACGGTGATGACGGGTCCCAGCTCGATGAGGGAGTTCCCGTAATATATGCTCTCAAGGCTGAGCCGCATCCACTGCTTGAACCACGGCGTTTCGAACAGCTCCCTGAGATCCTCGTTCTCGGCGCCTGACCTGTCGACGATCCTGAACCCCTTGTTCATGACGAACCCGGTACGCTGTTCCACGCATCCGGCAAGGTGCCCGTCCACATCCACGTCCGTATAGATGTTGTACAGCCGGTTCCGCCTGGGCTGCTCCACATTGATGGCCTGCTGCCATGCGTACCGCCATGACCTCAGGTCGTTGCGCGTGAGGTTCTCCGTCTGCAGCTGGAGGCTGACCGTGATGTCTCGGACCTTTTTCCGGTCCGCCCGGCGCGCAAGGTCCATATTGCCGATGCGCACCCCCTTGTCTCTTCCTTTTCCCATAATTACCAGATATAGTTGTTCCTGATCCCCTCACCTGTGCGGATCGGGTTGTAGTAGTCTTCCTGTCCGTCGGGCCCGGTGACGGTGGGGAGGTCAAGCATCACATCGGAGGCCTGCACCGCCTCCAGCCATTCCACCTGTTTGTCATACTGCGTGCTGTACTTCTCAAGGCTCATGCGGGCCGGCAGGCCCAGCGCCATCCTGTACAGCGCGATATCCGTCAGGCACCCCACCAGCGCCATGTTCCTTTCGTCCCCCTCTCTGGAGAATGCGGCATCCACGTCGTACCGTCCTCTCAAGTACCCGGCGGCAAAATCCATGGCGAACCTTTCGGCAAGCAGGCGGTTCTCCTCCTTGCTCTGCTGCACGATCTTCAGGGCTTCCTCCCCGATATTGATATAGTCCTGTTCCGTTATATACATAATGGTATGTTTTGTTTGATTGTCACCATCCTTCCTTGGGCGCCTGCCTCATTCCGATACGGGGCGGCATGGTATCCTGGCGCACCTGTTTCTGCAGCTTGTATATCGCCCCCTCGTCCGCGTCCGGGGAGTCGTCATGCGCCCGGCTTCCCTGCTCGAAGGAGAGCGTCTGGTCAATGGAGGTCCGCATGTCGGCGTCGTCCTTCAGCCTGATGTTGTACCAGACGAGCCCTCTTTCCCACAAGGGTGATATGGCCTCGATCCGTGCGAACTTGTCGGGTTTCTTGCGCGTGTCCGGCATGATGGGAAGCTGGTATCCCCTTATGTCCCCCTCCCTCTGGAACTCGTCAAGTATGGTGTCCTGCATGAAGTTCGCCTCCATATAGAAGATGGCGGCGCAGTCCTCCGGCAGGGATTCGTACAGGTCATAGAGCCAGCGTACCATCTCGCCTACGCCGCACTGCCGGCAGAACGCGCGTATGCAGTGCAGCTCCCTGTGCGATGCCGTTTTCATCCCCCTTTTGGGCCGCCCCCACATCTTGCACGCCTTGTAGTCGTTCTTTCCGCCGCTCTTCCACGAAGGGTCGACATATACCACGATGCTTTCGTAGTATTTCAGCCTGAGCATCGGCTTGTACCTTATCCATCTTTCCTGGAATACCGCCCCTTCGGTGACGGGGTTGTTCATGTATTCCTTCTGGAAGGAGCGGTATCCCATGAACTCCTCCAGTCCGTGGAGGTATTCCGCCGTGTATCTCTCGGGCCATGACGGGTTCCCGTCCCTGTCGAAAGCGTTGACGGAGCTGGTGTGCACGGTCCTGCTGTCAATGATCTTCTGCAGCACGCTGTTCTTTCCGATCAGGTTGCCCACCATGACAAACCGTCCTCCCTTTCCCCCGAAACATCCGAAGAGCGCCTCCTTGATCCACTTGGTCATCTCGCGCACCCGGGCCTCGCTGCGGCACATCTCGTCATCGTCAAGGTCATCCACCACTATGTAGTCGGGACGCATCTCCCGGAAACGAAGGCCTCGCGGCGACTGTCCCCGTCCCCGGCTGAAAAAGGCACACCGGTCCTTTGTCACGAACTCCCCTTCCTGCCAGCATCCGGCGTTGTACTGTTCGCCGAAATCCTCGATGATGTACCGGTTGGACTGCAGCTCCATCTGCAGGTCCCCCAGAAGGGCGTCCGCATTGTCCTCGCTTTTTCCGACCAGCACCATCACATGCAGCTTGCCGTTGAATTTCAGCCACAGGGGTATGCCGATATCCAGATGCACGCTCTTGGCATGGCCGCGCGGCCATTTGAACACGGCGCGGCAGTTGTCGTTATTGTACATATACCGGGCCGCATCGTTATGGAACCCGGCATTGGGACATTCGCAGTAGTGTTTGAGGTAACGCTGGCAGAAATAGCCGTAATCCCTGAGCGCCCGCGCGATGTTGCGTTTCCTCTCCTGGGGGGATTCCATACGGTCCTCCGATGTGATCCTGGCCAGCCGTTCGCTCTGCTGCAGCCAGCGTTTGTACGCGTCCTTCCTTTCCTGTTCCGTCATGGCTTCTTTGTGAAAAAGGGGGTTAGAAAATCATCATGCAGGCCGTGGAGCATCGCCACGACCTTGTCGGGGAGCTCCGGATAATCCTTCCGGTGTTCCATCAGCCAGTCCTCGAACCGGATGAAGGCCTCCACATAATGCACCACATTGGTGCTCCTGTCCATCTTCTCGATGGTGGCGGCCAGCTTGACCAGGTCGTCGGCTATCTTCTTTTTTTTCAGATACTCGTCAGGGTCCTCGATGGCATCATTGATGATGGAGAGGATCTTCTGCGTGACCTCCTCGCGTGTCATTCCGTAACAGGCCTTCAGCTCCCTCCATCCTTCCTGGCTGATCCACCTGCTGAGCGTCTGGCGGGCGATCCCCGTCATCTCGATGATCCTTTCCTGCGGGATTCCCTTGAGGTACAAAGCCTTGGCGGTATCTTTCGACTTATGTCCGGTTCTTGCCATAATGAATTGTTTTTTCTGCAAATATGCACCGCGGAACGTCCCGGAGTCAAGAAAATGCGCGGGCGTTGCACACAATGATGAAAGTGTTGCACACTTTTTTTGAACGCCTTCCCTCCGGATGTAAGTTTGCGGCAAAATCAGACGGAAATGGGCAAAAGAATAAGAATAAGCAACGAAACGCTGAACTGTTACGGAACATGGGTAAGGACGGACGGGGTGGACCTGTCCCAGTACGAGCGGAACCCGGTATTGCTGTGGATGCACGAGAGAGGGTGCGTCATCGGAATGGTGAAGGATATCAGAAGGGAGAACGGCGAGATTACCGGAGAGCCCTGGTTTGACGATGTCCGGGAGGAGAGCAGGATGGCCAGGCAGCAATGGGAGAAAGGCACGCTGCGCATGGGATCGCCCAATTTCGACATACTCGAACTCTCCGAAGATCCGGCGCTCCTGAAACCCGGGCAGACCTGCCCCACAGTGACCAGGTCCAAACTGGTGGAGTACAGCATGGTGGATATCGGGGGCAATGATGACAATATCAGCCTGATTTATGAAGGGAAACCGTTGAAACTCAGCAAGGGGGACGGCTCGCACAGTCTTCCCCTCCTGAAAAAAAACAATAACCAAAAAACTACACCTGAAATGAACAATGAAGAAATGAAAGCAGTCGCCCTGATGCTGGGCCTCACGGATGCCGCGACACTGACAGACGTGCAGAAAAAGATCAATCTCCTGCTGGAGTACCAGAAAGCGAACGGAGTGCTGCAGGCCGAGAAGGAGAAGCTGGAGAAAGAGCTTGACGGACTCAGGCTCTCGGGTATAACCGCCCTTGTGGATTCCGCCATCGGGGAGGGAAAGATCAGCGCCGACAGGAAGGATCATTTCATCTCCCTGGGAAAATCGGTCGGTGCGGAGTCCCTCAAACTGACCTTCGAGGCGATGAACCCCGCCCTGCGCCCTTCCGTCATACTGGCCGGAAAATCCGGAGGGCCCGCACATGCGGGAGGCTACGAGAAATGGACGGATGTGCCGGAGGAGGAGCTCAAGCTGATGCGTTCCGATGACCCGCAGCAGTACAGACGCCTGTACAAGAAGCAGTTCGGAGTGGATTGCCCTGAATTTAATTAACTAAAAATTAAAAGCGAATCATGAAAAAGAAATTTATTCTGAAATTTTTGACCGGAACGGCCTTCAATGTCATAATGGGGGTCATCCTTGCGTCAATGGTAGGGATCAGCCCCGCATACGGTGCGGCCTCGGGAATTGTTGTGCCGATGCTCCTTAAGGGATTCATGCCGGCCGGTGCCGCCATGGAGGGTGTGTACACCGAAGTATGGACGGGGGAGCTGGTCAGACAGCTCGGCGCGGGACTGACGGCGTCGTTCCTTGACGGGATACCGGACTATTCCGCAAGAGTGAACAACGAGATCATCCACCTGGTGGATGTGGGTGCCGATCCGGACGTGCTGGTGAACAACACCACCTATCCCATACCCATACAGAATCTGGAGGAGAATGACATCCCCATCGGCCTGGACAAGTTCCAGACAAAGGCCACCCGTGTGACGGATGACCAGCTTTATGCCATCTCCTATGACAAGTTCTCGCTTGATGTCGAGCGTCACAGGAACGCCATCGACCGTATCCGTTACAAGAAGGCGGCGCACGCCCTGGCTCCATACAGCCATACCGGCAAGACTCCGGTGATCCCCACCAGCGGGGAGGCGGACGCCACAGGACGGAAGAAACTGACCTTGAAGGATATCATCGCCTTGAAACGCGCCCTGGACAATGCCGAGGTACCGGAAGACGGGCGCCGTCTCGTGCTGTGTCCGGACCATGTGAACGACCTGCTCGAACAGGACCAGTCGTTCAAGGACAAGTTTTACAATTATACCAGCGGCAAACTCCTGAACATGTACGGTTTCCAGATATACACGTTCATCAACTGTCCGTATTACACCAAGGAGGGAGTCAAGGTTCCGTACAACCAGGCTCCGGGTGAAACCGACCTGAAAGGATCCTTCGTGTTCTATGTCCCCCGCATGTTCCGTGCGCAGGGCTCGACCAAGATGTACTATTCGGCTGCGGCCACCAGCCCGCAGACCCAGGAAAGCCTGGTCAACTTCCGCCATTACTACATCGTCCTTCCCAAGAAGCAGGAGGCGATCGGAGCCATCTATTCGTGGGACGGTACCACTGTCCAGAAAAAGGACCAGGAGGTTCCGGCCGAGAAACGGTGGGCCCAGGTGAGACGGGAAGCGGTGGCGGCAGCGAGAGCGAAAGCAGCGCCTGAAGGAACGGATTCGGAAACCGAAGAAATCGAGCCATGACCATGACACCAAGAGGACTACGAAACAATAACCCGGGGAACCTCCGCCTGTCAGGTGACAGGTGGAAGGGACTCCGCCCGGTGCAGACGGACAAGGAGTTCTTCCAGTTCACCGACATGGGATACGGCTACCGTGCCATGCTCATCACCTTGAGGAACTACCGGAAAAAACACGGTTTGAAGACCCTCTCCCTTATGATCGGGCGTTACGCCCCGTCCACGGAGAACGACACCCGCGCCTACCTTTCAAGCGTATGCGGCGAGCTTCAGGTTCCAACCACCTACGAGCCGGACGTGGATGACAAGGGGACGATGTGCCGTCTGGCCGCCGCGATGAGCCGGGTGGAGAACGGCGTGCCTGCCGTCATGGCGGACATAGAGGCCGGCTGGGACATGATCTGAAAAATGATATGCGTATGGACTGGGGCACTGTATTCGAACTTCTCCAGCAGTGGCTGGCCCCCACGGGGTGCATAGCCATGGCAATAGGCTGGTGGCGTGACCGCAGGCTCGTCAAGGTCCGTGCGGTCAAGGAGAACGAGGGCACATACAAGCAGTTGTATGACGACCTCTCCGAGACGACTTTACATTTAAGCGACCAAATACGAAAAGTCAATGAGAAAATTATCGTTCTGGAACAGGCACTGCGTAAATGCTACCAGTGCAAGTATGCTGAGCGCTGTCCTGCTGTTGTCTGGATGCGCAGCAAACAGGGAGAGCCGAACAGCCGTCCGCTCGGGCTCTCTTCAGAGGAGCGTAACCGGGGAAATAATCTTCGGCAAGGCCCCGACGACTCTGACGAGCCTGGCACTGAAACCCGGGCTCCTCCGGACGATAGGCGGCCTTCCGGCCGGCATGGGCGTGACGGAGCAGCATGAGGGGCTGGACCTGAGGGTGGAATCGGACGGGGAAGGCGGCGTGAACGTCACGGCCGTCTCACATGCCCGGCCGGAGATTACCGTAAGGGAGACCTCGGATATGAGGTTGGAGTCAGAGGAGGCTACGGCCGAGGAAAAACAGCCGGTTCCCTCTTTTTGGGAGCGGACAAGGACGAAGGTGTTGTGCTGTTTTGTCCTCCTGCTTCTCTTCTGGGGGCTCCGGCGGTTTAAAGACAAATCAAAGAACAATTAAAACATGAATCATTATGCCAGAAACGAATACCGGCGCCATCTATGGCGTGAAAGCTCTTAAACATAACGGGAAGGCTCTCGGGCTGATATCCGAGGACGGGCTGCAGCCCGGAGGCGACTCGCCTTCCAAGACCCGCATCTGGGCGGCGCAGAAACGCAACGCGCCGTTCGCCGTGCTCAAGTCCACACCGGGCACCAAGACATGGACGTTCACGCTCATCGAGCTGTCCGCGGACAACATGATACAGGTGATGGGCGGAACGAAGGAAAGTACCGGAATCTACGTGCCCCCTACGGAGGACAAGGACGTGCAGGGCGTGTTTGACATCGAAACCGTGACCGGCCACACGATCCGGATCTACAACGGGGTGCTCACCTGCAATTTTTCCAACGGCATCAACTTCAGCAACGTGCTGGGCATCGAGTGCGAGCTGGAGATGCAGGAGGCCGGGGAGAATCCTCCCTACAAGATCTTCGCCCCGGGTGACGTCGTACCGGAATATCCCGAGTCATGACGGAGGACAGGGACACACGATGCCAGGCGGCGGACATGCTGCTTGACATCGGCATCCGCATTCCGGTGATGCCGCTCAGGCCCTTTAAAAAACGCCCCGGGAAATCCTTCCTTGTCATGCGCCGTCCGCCCGCCGGGGCGGTCATCCGCATAGCAAGGCGGTACCTGGAGCTCGGCGTCACCCCGGAGGATATCAGGGCGATGGACTATGAAGAAAGGATGCGGTTCGTGGCGGAAAAGGGAAAGGCGGTCAGCCGGATGGTCGCGCTGGCCGTATGCACCGGATGGCTCTCGGGGATGCTGCTCTCCGGCCCTGTGGCATGGTACCTCAGATGGAGGGTGCATCCGGCGATGCTCTCCGCTGCCCTCATCGAACTGCTCAGGGGCATGGACATACAGCCTTTTTGCAATACTATTCCATTGGCGTCCAGGACAGCGGGGCTGCTGGAACCGATAGGAAGCCGGGAAAGGAAAACGGGTTAACGGGCCGGCAGGAAGGCCCCCATAGCGTTTTCGGAATCATCGCGCAGGCGATGGAGCGGTTCGGCCGTACAAAACGGCACATCCTGTGGAAGATCAGCTACGCCGAGCTGATGCTGATGAACACGGATGTCAGCCGGTATGTGACCAAGGAGGAGCTCCTGGAAAGGGAGCGCAAACGTAGGCCGGACAAATTCACCACTGAATATTTTCAAACAAAACTCGGAGGATAGGAATGGAACCTGTAAGACTGGAGATACTGCTTGACGACAAGACCCTGAAGGGGATGCGCTCGGTGGAGGGAAACCTTTCCGGGATAGGCCTGTACGCGAAACAGGTCATCGCACAGCTGGAGCAGGAACTTGCGACTCTGCAGGAACGGTTCAGACAGGCCATGGCCGCAGGTACGAATACCGACGCCCAGATGGCGGACATCCAGGCGCTGCAGGGAGTTGTCAGACAACTGAAGACGGAGCTGCAGGGGCTGGAGGAGCAGAAGAAAAAAACAGGCTCCACCCCTCTCATGGGAAATGATCCCGCCCCGAAACTCAATAATGTGAGGATGAGCATGCAGCAGATCGCCCGGGAGCTCCCCTCGCTGGCAATGGGTCCCCAGATGTTCTTCCTTGCCATTTCCAACAACATTCCCATGTTCACCGACGCCCTGGCATCAGCCCGCAAGGAGTATGAGGCGCTGACCGATGCCGGAAAGAAAGCCACCCCGGTGTGGAAGCAGGTGCTCTCCTCACTGTTCTCGTGGCAGACGGCGATGTCTGCCCTGATCACCCTGTCTGTCGTATATGGGAAGGAGATCGGCGGATGGGTGAAGAGCTTGTTCGGCGTGAAGGATGCCGCCCTGTCCGCGGCGAAAGCCCAGGAAAAGGTGGATGAATCCTTCAGAAGCAGCAGCCGTGATGTGGCGGAACAGGTCACTCTCGTCATGTCCTTGTCCGAAAGATGGAAGGAACTGGGAGACAACATGGCGGATAAGAAACAGTTCATCACCGAAAACAAGAAAGAGTTCGGGAAACTCGGTGTTGAGGTGGGCAACGTGAATGATGCCGAGAACCTGCTGGTGGACAATACGGACGTGTTCATCGGGGCGATGATCCTCAGGGCAGAGGCGACCGCAGCGTTCAAACTGGCCACGGAGCAGACGGAGAAGGCCTTGAAAAAACAGAACGAGATAGAGGAAAGGCGGAAGAAAGGCCCGACTTTCTGGGACAAGTTCAGGGCCAATTTCTTCTCTTCCGCGTCCGGATCAGCCACTTATACCCGTCAGGCGGACGCTCCCACGGCCGAACAGCTCAGCGAAAATGCTACCTCCGCCCTGGAAGAGGAGCAGAAGGCGGCAGAGGATACGGCCAAATCCTATATGGACCTGTTCCTTGCAAGGACAAAGGAATGGAAGGAGAGGCTTAAATCGGCAGGCATAAAGGAAGATGACGGAGGGAAAAACAAAGATACGGGCAAATCGGCCCGGGATTATCAGGACGAGCTCGCCGACGCCCGTATCAGGGCGCAGCAGAAACTTGAGGCGGCACGCATATCGATCATGCAGGAAGGTATAAGGAAACGCCAGGCCCTTGCAAGGCAGGAGCTTGACGAGTCGCTCGCACAGATTGACAAGGAAGAGCGTGACACCCTCAAGAAAATGGACGAGGCCGAGAAGAAACGGGGTGTGAAGTCCACGCCCGAGGAAAGGCAGGCCGTAAGGGACAATGCGTCTCAGCAGCGTCTTGTCGCCTACCAGCAATATGCGAAGGAATTCTATACCGCCGACAAGGAATGGCAGGAGAAGGACCTGCAATCCTGGATTGACTATAACAAGGAATACGGGACATACCAACAGAAACGTCTGGCCATCATGCGGGAATATACCCTTAAATCCTCGAAAGAGGGGCTGAACGGGAATGACAAAAGGATGCTGGCCCGACAGCGCGACGAGGCACTGTCCGAACTTGATTTCAACGAACTGAAGAACACCATCAACTGGGATGTCATCTTCGGCAATCTGGACAAGGTGACAAAAAAGGAGCTGCAGAAGGTAAAGCGGCAAATAGTCAGTTTCCGCAACAGCCCGGAATTCAAAAAAAACGCCACTCCGGAACAGATACAGGTCATCGAGGAAGCCATCGGGAAGATCGACAGCGAGGTCATTGAGAAAGGAGGTCTGTTCGGCAACCTGACCGAATCCATACGGGAATACTCCGAAGCGGTTGATGAACTGACAGCCGCGCAACGGGATTATGACGAGGCCGTGCGGCAATACGGGGCGGACAGTGCGGAGGCGGAGGCCGCTAGAAAGAAAAGGAACAAGGCGGAAGCCGGAGAGCGCAATGCCGGGAACAATCTGGAAGCCTCGAAGGATAAGGCGGTGAGAAACATCACCGCCGTGGCCGATGCGATGAACACGCTGGGCGAAGCGGACATGAGCCTGTCATCCTTCGGAAGCGCGGTCGGGTCTCTGGTGGATACGCTGTCCGCATCCGGAAGCAAGATTGGCGGCATCATTGCGGCCATACTGGCTATCCTTGAGCAGATCGGGCAGAAAGGTCTGGAGGGTTTTGTCGGCAACATTCTCGAATCCGTCATGCACGCCGCAGGAGGATTATGGGACAGCATCGGACGTCTGTTCGGTGTCAAAGGACTTGGAGGCATCTTCAAGGGGGCCGACTATTCCGGCTATAATGAGATGGTCGACCAGTACAACCGCCTGAACGAGATATGGGACGAACTGATCGACAAGAAGAAGGAATATATAGAGACCAGCTACGGCACCGAGGCACAGAAGGTCGGAGAGGAAGCACTAGCCCTCCAGCAGACCGCCATTGATTCTTACCGGATACTAGGCAGGGAACGTCTGAATTCGGGAGCCAGCACGGGATCGCACTCGATTGGGGTGCGGCAGCGCAAATGGATGTCCTCGGAGGACTGGGCGGCAGCCGGCGCGGCCCTGGGAGAAGACTTCTACAGGTACGGGATCGGGGAAGGACGTATGACCGGGCTGTTCGACCTATCTGTGGAGCAGTTGGAGAAACTGAAATCGGAAGCTCCCACATTCTGGGCCAAGCTGGATGATGATGTCAGAAATTATCTGGACAAGATCATTGACGGCTCGGAAAAACTGGGTGACATACAGATCCAGATAAAGGAACAGCTCACGCAGATATCTTTTGACAACGTGCGTGACGCCTTTTATGACACACTGCTTGATATGGAAAGCGGGGCGGAGGACTTCTCGGAGGATTTCAGCGGGTACCTGCAGAAGGCTATCCTCAAGACAAGTATGTCGAAAGTCTACGACAAGAGGCTTCAGGAATGGTATGACAAGTTTGCCAACTACAATAAAGAAGGGGGGATAGATACCGGGGAATACAAGGATCTCCAGCAGGAATGGAATGACATTGTGAAGGATGCCCTGGAGGAGCGCGACTCGCTGAAGGATATCTTCGGATGGACATCATCGTCCTCCTCCTCCCAGTCCGGCCGGGCCGGAACCGTCACCTCCATGACCGAGGAGACGGCCGGAAGGCTGGAGGGGATCGGCAACGCGGCCCTTGACCGTATCATCAACATTGACAACAACCTTACGAGGCATCTCGAGGGGATGGCGACATCCCTGGGCAAGATAGCGGGGAATTCGGAGTACCTCAGACACCTCGAGACGATAAACGAGAACATCGCGGAGCTCCGGCGCGGTGTGAAACTGAAAACATAGGACTATGGAAGTGGAGGAAGGACTGCTGAAAATAAACGGGACGGACATGGCGTCCCTGGGATGTTTCCTGTACGAGGAAAACGCGGGGGACCATACCAATTACGACTCGCTGATGAAGCCGCCGAAGATGAAGGAGTACACATCCGTCAGCTACCGGGAGCTTGACGGCGAGGAGCTGCCCGAAACCCTGCTTCCCCGCTACGAGGCGAGGGATATCACGCTGAAGATGGCGGTGGTTGCGGATACACGGGCCGGGTGGTTCAATAACTACAACGCCGTGCTTGCCTTGCTGAAGTCCGGATGGCTGACGCTGGATGTCCCGGAGATAGGCCGGGTGATGAAGGTCTATCTGAAGGAATATACCCGGTACAGCCAGTTCACGACAATCAGAAGTACCGGCCAGCAGATAGCCGGATTCACGGTCACGCTGCGCGAGCCGAAACCTTTTTCAAACAGTGATTAAAAACGATTTAAAAGCATCATAAATGGAACTTGCGATCTACAACAGGCAGGGAACCCTGAAAAGGAAGGTCAGTCCCGACTCATCATCCCGGTGGACCGAGGAGGTGGGGGCGGAATTCGTGGTGACGGTGAACTTCACCACCTGGGAGTTCTTCGTCCTGTCGGTCGGCGACTATGTGGAGATATCGGGAAAACGGTTCTCCATAAGGAAGGAGTACCGGCCGAAAAAGACCGACACACAGAAATACACCTACAATATCAGCTTCTACGGCCGCGAGCACGACATGCAGGACCTGTTGTTCTGCCGTCTGAACCAGGGGGAGGACGACCTTGAGTCCGTCTTCGCCTATGACGGCACGCCGATGGAAATGCTGGAAAAGCTGGTGGCGAACATGAACCGCAACACCGACGGTGTGACGTGGCGTGCAGGCCAGGCCGTCACCGGCGACCGGAAGACCATCAACTTCAACGGCCTGTTCTGCTGGGATGCGGCAGGCGAGATAGCCGGTGCCTGGGAAACCGAGTGGTGGCTGGACGGGGAATACCTGAACATAGGGAAATGCGAACACGGCGAACGGGTCACGCTCGGCTATATGAAGGGATTGAAGACGGGACTGACCCAGAATGAGAATTCCAATTCGATCAAATGGTTCACACGGCTGATCCCCGTAGGTTCAACCAAAAATATTGACCCGTCAAAATACGGCTACACCCATCTGCAACTGCCGTCACGGGACAAGTATATCGACTTGAACACTCAATTGGGCCTGAAGGAGCATCGCGAGGAAGCGGCCTTTCAGGATATATTCCCGCACCGTCTGGGTACGGTATCCTCGGTAAGGTCCGAGGAGCAGACCAATACGGACGGGGAGGAATACACCGTCTATTATATCAAGGACAAGGATCTCCCCTTCAATCCGGATGAATACATGATCAGTGAGGAGGTGATACACATCACCTTCGAAAGCGGCGACCTCTCCGGAAGGGAGTTCGAGTGCAACTGGCATAACGGCACACAGGAGTTCGAGATCATCAACACCTACCCGGACGAGAACACCCAGATACCGGGAGGCAACATCATACCTCAGGCCGGTGATACGTATATCCTGACGAACATCCGCATGCCGGATGAGTATTACCCGATAGCGGAAGAACAGTACAAGCAGGCGGTTGACAGCTTCCTGACAGAATACAGCAAGGACATATCCATCTATTCCGGCGACACGGATTACATCCATGTGGATAAAAACAGTGTGCCGTTATCGCTCGGGCAAAGGGTGAGACTGGAGGACGCGCAGTATTTTGAGAACGGATATATTGACACCCGCATCACAAGAATAGAGAGGAAACTGGGCAATCTTTCCGAGGCTTCCATTGACTGCTCGTCGGCGGTCAGCACCTCATGGAAGTCATCCGTGGACTCGACGCTGAACAATCTGGAATACACGCTGGCGCAGGAGCTGGCGCAGACGTTTATCCGACTTCTGAAAATGGGAGATACGGAAGCCCCCAGTGACTATACGGCTTACTCCTCCCTGAGATCACGTAATGAATTTATCAGCAAGAGAAACCCTGACGCCGCCAATGAGCTGATCACTTTTTTGAAGGGTTTACTTATAGGTAAGAACGGTAGTGGAATTACTGTATTGGAAGATGGTACCTCTCAAGCCGTCGTTGACCGGCTTTATGTAAAGATTAAGGCTGTCTTTGACGAGCTTGAGGTCAAGAAGAAGACGCATGTTGGTGGTGAGCAGATCTTATCTCCGGCCGGAATGAAGTGTGTCCGTGTGGAGGAACTTGATGAGAGCTATCGCTGCTTTTTTTTGTCGGAAGTCGATGGAGTGACAATCAATAACGAATTTACAGTCGGTACATTAGCATTAGCCCAAGAATTTAACATTAAAGAAGGAACATCTCACAATGTATCCAATCGCTACTACTGGCGTGAGGTGACAGGTGTAGGATCTGACTATATTGATTTGAGCAAAACCAATGCCGACAAAGACAGTGATATTCCGGTTGCTGGTGATGATATTATTGGTTTGGGACACTTGACGGATATCACTCGTCAGGCAGCTATAATCCTTTCTTCTGTTAATGAAACTTCGCCTTCCATTATTTTCTATCAAGGTATCAACTCTTTCTCTCTTGCCGGGAAAGAAGTCATCGGGCTGGGCTTTGACAAGTCCACCGGACACGCCTATATCAATGTGTATGGTGATGCCTATATCGGTGCCAAGGATGAGAGCACTTACATCCGTTATACACAAAAAGGCGGTGTTGATATCAAGGGTATGTTCCACATCGAAAAAGGCTCCACCGGATGGAAGAATATGGAAGGCTTGCCGGATGAGATACAGGCGGCCGCAGATCTTGCCCAAGAGGCCAAGGATGCGATAGACAATGCGGCTGTCGGCTCGGTCAATCTGTTGCGCAATTCCGGGTTTACCGGAGATTATGAGACAGAGGACCTGTCTGCCGCTACCGAGCTATCGGCGGATACTGAACTTTTTAGCAAGCAACTGGAATATTGGACGGGAGTGGCTACCGTATCTGCGGACAGTGATGCCGGCTCCGGGTACTCTGCTGCAATCGGTAGTTTGTCCCAGTCCGTATCATTAATCAAAGGAGAAAGTTATGTTATCAGTTATAAAGCAAAGGGTACGTCTGTGTCTGTTTCGTGCGGTTCTTTCAGTGTTTCTCAGCCTCTCACATCCTCTTATCAGAGATATACCCATAAGATCACCTTCAATGGCAGTGGTATATTTCTTATCAGTGGTACCGCAACCGTTTGTGACCTTCAACTAGAAAGAGGGACCATTGCCACAGACTGGAAGCCTTCAATTCTTGATAACGACAAGTCCATGGCCGGATTTCAGGCGATTAACTATATCGCGAGCGCAATCAAGGATGGATCTGTGGATATCCTTGGTGGTTTGATACTGGCTAATATGATCCAATTAGGCAACTACAAGGATGGCAAGTTACAGAAGGTCACAGCCGGAGTTAGCGGTATATACAATGACGATGATGATGTGGCATTCTGGGCAGGTGGCACGCTGCAACAGGCTATATTAACCGTAATGAGGTTTCGTAATGATCCGAATTATCAACCCACCGATGAAGAATGGGCGAATATGGCGAACTTCGTTGCCACTCATGGTGGCGATACGTTCCTGCGCGGCTATATTTATGCCTTGGGTGGTAAGTTCAGAGGTGTGGTTGAAGCCTTGGGCGGATTTTTCCGCGGAAAAGTAGAAACATCTGTTGACGGGAAACGCATTGTTATTGATCCGGATAAAAATACTCTTGAAATGTACACGACTGAAGGACATGCCACCTTGATATTAAGGTTCGACACATCATCGGACGGATGGGAATATGGTGATTTGATTTTGCGGAAATATGTAGGGGACCAATTGATACAAGAAACGACTGTATATCCGGAACGTATCAGAATACAGAATCATGTGGAAAATACGGATATCATTCTTAATCCCAATAACGTATCCTTCTATGGTTCTAAAGGCGAAACGCTGTTGGTTGGGATGAAACCGGTATATGACGGGGTGAGTGTGTCTAAGTATGTGGCCAATATTGAATGCAGTAATTGGCCGTCTAAAGATAACGTCAGTTCCGGGCAGGTATATGTGGAATATGAGACAGTAGAAGGAGTCGTGACAAACGGGACTTTAAAAGTAAAGAAGTGATATGGAACTGAATACTATTAACAAAACGGGAACTTGGAGTGAGGCGGCAGACCGTCTTAACAACAACTTTAGCAAGACTTCTACCGAAGTGGAAAAAGTCAAGCAGAACGGTATCCGCAACAAGGGGTTGTTCTCTACTCTTGAATCACTGAAAGCGGCTGTTCCATCTCCTGTTGTAGGTGACTGGGCTGTTGTGGGTGACACCATACCGGGTCCTATATATCAATGCAAGACAAAGGGAACATGGAGTGCCACTGGCACGACAGGAGGTGGCGGAAGTGTTGACTTATCCAGCTACCTGACAGCCGAGGAGATAGACGATGTAACATCAATATTATAGTTATGAGAATCAATTATCAGTCCGATTTTAAAATCATAGAGAAGAACTTGAACGGGGATGTGAATACTCCCTTCCGGTTCACTTACTTCAATCCGTTCAAGGGAAAGTTCATAGTCTCCTTTGACGGGCATGAGTATGTTGGTTGCAGCCGCATGGAAGACGGCAACCTGCTTGTCGCTTTCGACAACCCCTGTTTTTCTCCCGGTATGCTGAAGGTCAAACGTGAATACTTCATATCCGATTCCGACTTTCAGGATGGTATCTGCAACCTTGTTTCCATTGAAGACACAGGAATCGTACTGACTACCGGGAAAACCGATGAAAGCACGGTGGAAATAACATCTTATCCCGATTATGCCGCATATAATGCGATCCAGGCGTTCCCATTGTCGGATAATGAATATGAAGATGTGCTGAGTGATTTTGTACCTCCTTTGCCACCGGAAGAGGAAGAAGAAACAGTTACTAATCTAGAAATATAGGAGATTTATTATGGCAAAAATATATAAGCTGACCAAAGGTAGCCAAACCATTTACCCGGCTACCACAACCGATGCGGTGGTCAACCCCAATACACGCAAGAGTCTTACAGCGGAACTAGCTGAAATAGTTAACACAACAGGAAAAAAACTTTTGCAATGGGTGTCTTTTGACGCCGAAAAACTGATAAAACCGGACGGCAGTATAAGCAATATGTCAAATAGCAACTATTGTGTGGCCACATATCAGGTAACGAGTAACTCACAAGTGAGAATCTGTTTAAATTTGAAATACAATATTAATGGATCATGTGTGTTTGTCCTAAAAAAAGACGATACTATTGTATATACACAGTTAGCAGGTGAGTCAAAGGTTTTCCAATACGAAATATATACAGGAGAATGCAATACACTTCTCTTACAAATGAATAGTCAAGCGAATACATTGGCTTATATATCAGAAACTCCTCCAATTATAGGATTGGTAAATGATCAAGTTATCGAGGATGGTTCGATTACCACTCCCAAACTTGCCAATAATTCCGTAACAGCGGAAAAATTGGACGAATCTTTGTATAATAACCTTGTTTTTAAAGGTGAGAATGTTGTATATGATGAGATCTTGTCAAACAGTATTATCAAGAAGGACGGTTTACTAGACACATCTTCTCAGTATTATAAAAATTATAGATTGTTTAAATACTCGGTAGCACAGGGAACTCAGTATTCATTTTCCACTACTTTAAAAAACGGTGTAACTCCTGGTGGATTTGGCATCGTTAGTCTGTTTAAGGGGGGTACATTTGTAAAACATGCTGTTTTATCCTCTTCATCATTAACATATAATGGTGATATTGCTGTTGATGTTGATTGTGACTTAGCATATATATTATCAGACAAGGATTTAGTTCCTAATTTAACCAAATCTAGTTCTGCTATTATCGAGGATGGTTCGATTACCACTCCCAAACTTGCCAATAATTCCGTAACAGCGGAAAAATTGGACGAATCTATCACACAAGAGATAACAAATCTTATAGAGTTCAGAAAGTATCAGCAGGGAGGATATAACGTAGCAAATACCTCAGGGGAATATGATAGAAAAATGGCTGAAACCTTGTATTCTATAATACAAGCCCAGCCAACTGCGGATATATATGTTGTAGATAACTATTATGGTGGCTATAATAACTGGAGCTCTCCGGGTAGAACTTATGCACAAGAACTTAAGGCTATGGCTGATTGGTTTTCACTTGGATTTATAAGTTTGAAAGATGCAGGAATTCGTGAACGAGTTGATAAGGAAGCTCGTGTATTTACTATCGACGGATTACACGCATATACAGAAATAGGGGCCAAACGTATATACAACCGTATTATGGGACAGCTTCTCCAAAGGTATAATTGTGACAAGTCAGAATTAACCCAAAAAACATTTTTATTATTAGGAGATTCTACATCAATAATAGGAGAACCAACATCTTGGGCTAAACTTTTAACAGAAGAATTCCCCGGAAATGTAACCGTTAGGGCTGTAGCAGGTACGGGATGGATTGATAATAATGAAGGAGGTGGAAGAAATGTCCTCGAGCAATTTAATGTTGATTCTGTGACACAATATGACATTATCATTATTACTTCAGGATTCAATGAATATCATCATTTTCAGTTAGATTATGCATCTACTATAAAATATTTGTCCGTATATTATAATCAATTGGGTTAGACGGACAATTATGATAGTAGAGTAACCCGGAAAGTTATCAGTAACACTCAAAACATATATTTATGATACGAGACCTAATCATCAGAATAATGAACTATCTGTCCGTAGAAGTGCATCCGGATGCGGAATGGTACTAGAATATTTATCTATTGTATGGGATAGAGAGTAGAACGTGGATTGAACGGCTGCTGTGCTTTTTGCTGGCGGCTGTTCTTTTTTTATCTAAATGTTAAATATTACACAATGCAAGAAAATATATTGTGATTTGTTTTGCTATTACATCACAATATAGTATATTTGCATTGTGATAATAAAACAATGAATAATTAAAAGACAATAGAAGATTATGAAAGCGATAGTAGAAAATCCACTGATAAATTGTGAACCAGAAGTTTTACACCTTTTCGTTCAAATAATCAATGAAATAACTTCTTGTATGTCAGAAGACGAGTTAAAGGGCTGTATGAACTCTTTAACAGTACAATACCCTTACTTTAAACTGTTTTTCGATTATGATTTCGGACATAATCATATGTGGGTGAAAGAATCAGATTCCATGGAAACATTGATATTTGTTGAGTTCTAATCCGATCAATAACAATAAAAACAACATAATTATGAACAGTTATAATATCTACGATGAAAATCATGAGGCAACGATATTGTATCACGCTATTGCACGTGATGAGGAACAAGTAATGGATCTTGCTAAAGAAACAGGAATTGATATGGATGGGTTGAGTATAGAGCTGGAACGGTCTAATGTAAAGGATCAGTTGGGAAAACCGTTGTCAGCAAGAATAGAGGATGCGTTAATATATTAATTATGGCAAGAAGACGTTCTATTACCCTAGATCAAGAGTCTAGGGTATTGTCCCTATACAAACAAGGGATAGCGATTAAAGAGATAATAAAAGAAACAGGGGTGCGGTCTGAGCAGACAATATATAGGATATTGGACAGCAATGATGTGCCAAGACGTCCCAAGGTTAGAGGTGTAAGAAAAATATTTGTCACGATAGAGGAGGATGTAGCTGCTATCTTGGATAAGGAGCAATCAGTATCATTATATGTCAATAAGGCTATAAGATACTATCACGATAACCGGCGTTAATTGTCGGTTATTTTTTTTGTAATAAGGGAAACAATATTTATCTTTGTGGGGAGCGTGTGAAGATGCACGCCACTTATATTTATGACGAAAGGACATTATACAATTTCATAAGACCAAGAGCTTGTTGCGGATTAGTTTCCGTGGCAGGCTCTTTTTTTTGTCATACAAAACAAAGGTTAGTTGAAAATCGGGTAATCCAAAACGTGTAATTGATGGTAATTAAAAGTTAACATAAAATTAGGTAATATGACAGATTTAGTTTTTAAAGGTCGGAATGACCAAGTTTTAACTAACAGCCTATTGGTGGCTGAAAAGTTTGGAAAAGAACATAAGCATGTCTTAGATGCTATTAGAGAGCTTATACAGGGGTGTGCCGAAACTTCGGCTGACCCTATGTTTGTTGAAACTATTTATGTTAATGAACAAAATAGGCAAGAATACCCAATGTTCGTAATGAACCGTGATGGATTTACTCTTTTGGCGATGGGTTTTACTGGGAAGAAAGCCCTTAAATTCAAGCTGGACTATATCGCAGCCTTCAACGCAATGGAACGATCATTGAAAGAAATTAAAACTCCTCAAACATATGCGGAAGCGTTGCGTCGGCTTGCGGATGAGGTGGAGGCAAAAGAACAGATTCAGTACCAGCTTGAACAGAAGACCGAGCAACTTGATGAATCCAAAGAATGGTACAGTATCAAGCGTTGGGCAAAGGAACATAATATGAACTGGCGTTGCATCAACTGGCGAAGAATGAAAGCATTGTCTTATGGATTGGGCTACGAGATCAAGAAGATATTTGACGCCAACTATGGACAGGTGAATATCTATCATATTAATGTGTTCAAAACTTACTTTCAATGAGAGATGTAATCTACAATTTTATAAATGAGCACATGATGATACACATTGTGCTTATAGCCTTGTGTATTGCGGCTACAATGGGGGCGATGTTAGTGGACCTTATTACGGGAGTTATGAAAGCCAAGCAACGGGGGGAGGCAAGAACATCCACGGGGTATAAGAAAACAGCCGTCAAAGCGAAGAAGTATTTCACCCCGTTTATAGAATTGTGCTTCATTGACCTGTTATGCTGTGTTGTTATCCCCTTCCCTGTTTTTTCTATGATCTGGACGGGTTACTGTATTTTCTGTGAGTTTAAATCGGTACGCGAAAAATCGTGGGAAAAAGCGGAGTTGCGCAAGGCTGAGAAGACAATGAGTGTGATTATCGAGAATAAGGATGATATTGCCAAGATCATGGCTCAGATATTGTTTGATAATGAAAAAGAAAAGGAGGTAAAGAAAAATGGCTGATGTGAAAAAACTTGCACCGTTTATTCTGAAGTGGGAAGGTGGATGGGTAAATGACCCGGACGATTTAGGAGGGGCAACCAATATGGGTGTGACCATTGGAACTTATGAAACGTATTGCCGGAAGAAAGGCTACCCAAAGCCTACGATTGAAAGATTGAAAAACCTCACGAAAGAGGAATGGACCGAGATCTTAAAAACCATGTATTGGGACAGATGGAAAGCTGACGAGATTAAATCCCAATCCATAGCTGATATCCTTGTGGATTTTGTATGGGCTTCTGGGGCACATGGTATTAAAGTACCGCAGGATTTGGTTGGTGTGATTCCTGATGGCATTGTCGGACCTAAGACACTCGCCGCAGTAAATTCCCGTAATCCCCGTGAATTGTTTGACCAGATCAAGATTGCACGGTTTGATTTCATCGAGGATATATGCCGGAAACGCCCAGCAAACAACAAGTTCAAACGGGGGTGGATGAACCGCATAAATGATATCTCTTATGTTGGTTAGAGTTATGAACTGGGTAAGCCGGCATATATTGCTGGCTCCTTTCATGTGTCTGTTCCTGCTGTTCGGATCATGTGGCAGCTCGCATAAATCTGTCAAGTCAGACACTAAGATTATACAGAAAGATAGTACACGTGAATCTGTCAATATCGTACACGGATCAAGTACGTCTTTGAGCGAACTCATTACCACTAATGGTAACTATGTAATTGATTTCCGTATCTATGATACCCGAAAACCGCCCGACAGTCTGACTGGAAAACCTCCGTTATTGGCAGACGGTCATGTGGAAGGTGATTTCAGCAAGAATAAAAGGAAGGAAACTGCAATCAAAGACAGTACGGAAGTGAAAGCTGACAAGGAAACCACTTCCAATACCCGTGAAGAAAACCGGTCAGAAACCATAAAAGAGAAAAAAGAATCCACGCTGCCTGAACAAATCGGTTTTGCCTGTGTTTGTGTAACCGTTTTGATTGTCGTTATGCTGATAGTAAAGCATTGGCGCAATAGACAATCTTCATCATAAGACTTTAAATTTATAAATTGGACTGCCCCAGCTCGTGATGAGTCGGGGCTATTTTTGTAATCTTTGCCGGAACTAACATTAACTTATGTATTATGGCTGAAAAAAAAGAATCTTATTCCGAAGAGGAATTGAATGAAATGATCATATGGTTCAATAACCATGCTGATGAACTTCCAAAAGAAATGCAGATTAACAAAGCGGCTTTTACCCCGGATTTGAAACTTACTGTTGAAAGTTGTATCATGCAGGCTAAACAATGTCTGGGCAACTATAAGATGGCCGGAGCTTTCCGAATGCTCCAACAAATCAGAGAGAACCTTGAAAAGGCGGCCCAATAAGCCGCCTTACATTTACCCTTTCATCATATCGGGGTTAAAAACATAATCAATAACCCTACTGTTAACATCATTAATTACGGAAAAATCTTTTTTTATGTATAGATCTGTCATTCTGTTCTCTTTATCTACATGATTTAGTGCTTCTCCTACTGTACCTTTGTCCACTTTTAAATCGTTTCGTGCGATGGAAGCGAAAGAATGCCGGGCTGCGTAAAATTCCAAATCTTCAATGCCAAGAACTTTCCCTATCTGTTTCAAACCTACATTTATGGCAACATTGAGTCTGCCATAAGTGGAATACTTTTTATATAACCTAAAAACTCTTTCTTCGGATACGTCCTTATACTTTTCGTATATGGGCAATATGAAGGGATGAATGTTAACGCTTATTTTTGCTTTATCAGTCCTTCTTGTTGCAGTTTTTGCCCTGTTGTATGTGATTGTAAGCGTTCCCTTGCTTTCGCTTATAGTGTCACAAAGAAACAAATCTGCCGAGTTCATACCCATCAAGCAAAAGGATAATATAAACATATCCTTTGCAAAATTAAATCTGCAATCCTTCTCCTTTTTATCTTTAGTGAGTATATATGGCAGGTTGTATATGGCTCTGATAGTATCTGCGTCCAAAGCTCTTTCGCGGGTACATATTATATTAGGTATAGAATACTTGGTAAATGGAGACCATGGTATCTTTATGTCCCCTGCTTCTTCATCATTATATTCTTTTTTAGCTTCGTTATGCAAATGCCTGATTGCTCCCATATATAAAGAGAGTGCACGTCTTTGACCGAGATGTTCTTCATACGATTTCAAGAATTTGTAATTTATCTCCTTAAAATCCAATTTCTCCCGTCCCAGGAATTTTGTTAAAGAGTTTACCATGCAGGAATACACATTGATTCCATGCTTCTCTCTGTTCTCATCTATCCATTTGCGGGCGTAGGAAATGAAGTCTATTTTTAGAGATGATTCATCAGTTTTGGTTATATGCTCCACAAGTTCTGTTATATCCATATCGTTTATGAGCAATGACAACAGGTTGCACTTGCTCCGATATATGGATATGATGTTATTTAATTCATCTAAGATGGACTGATTTTTGATTTTAAACCCCTTGGTTATATCTTCTTTCGTAACATATATGGAAGTGGGAATCCTTTTAAGTTTCCTATTGTGTGTGACTCTTATCTTAACGTTGTAAGTGCCATCTATTCTTTTCCTATCTTTAAATATTTCATATTTGAATGTTGCCATAATCGTGTATGTATGTTGAAACTATGTTGAAACAATTTCACGCAAAAGTAACTCTTTGGCGCAAAAGTGACAAATAAAAATTTTGTTCACATGAAAAAAAACTTTCCCAAAAGCTTTGTATTATTGATTTTCTATGTATCTTTGCATCGTTATTATTTCTCGGGGTATTAGCTCATCTGGCTAGAGCGTTAGACTGGCAGTCTAAAGGTGGCGAGTTCGAGTCTCGCATGCTCCACTATTATAAACCTCTCTGTTTCAGAGGGGTTTGTGTTTTCTTAAGCTTCTCCAGCTTTCGTTTTTGGATAAAAAAAGACAGTTTGTGCCACTTTTGGCAAAAAGAACTTGTCTAAAACGAATCCAGAACAATTATGACAACTCTTAAAGCCGCCGTTGTTCCGGCCAAGGTGCTGAAAAACGGCAAACACAGAATTCGTATCGCAATTGGTCATAAACAGGAAACAAGATACATCGTTACCCGATTTGAAATAGATAATACTGCTAATTTTAAAGGAGGGCAGGTGGTAGGTGTTCCTGATGCCGCACATGTCAATGCTAAATTACGTGGAATACTTAATTCATATCAGGATGCCCTGGATAAGATAAATACATCATCCTATACTTGTATCCAACTTGTCGAATACTTGTCCTCGGTAAAGCAGGGAGCCATCTCTTATAGTGTCGCTTCGGCTGACTATATGCAGAATTTGATTAAAGAGGGGAGAAGGACCACTGCCTCCTTATATCAAAGGCGAGTGATTACTTCATTGAGTTTGTCAAATATGATATAATGCTTGATGGAATTACTCCCCGGACCATAAAGGACTTTGATATTTATCTAAAGAATGTCCGAAGGCTGGCTCCTGTTACTTGTGGTATGCACATGGCACATTTGAAGGCAATAATCAATCAAGCAATAAGGGATAAGAAGGTATCATATGACACGCATCCTTTTGAATATTATGAAAGACCAGCAGGAATGCCCAAAGAGCGTGATATCTCGGTAGCTGACGTAAAGAAGATAAGGGATGCGGAGATAAAAAAGAAGTCTCAGCGTGTTGCCAGGGATGTGTTCATGCTTTCGTATTATCTAGGAGGTATCAATCTGATGGACTTGATGCAATACAATTTCAAAGATGCGAAAATTATGGAATATGTACGTGAAAAATCCAAAAACACAAAGAAAGGTGATATGAAGATCAGCTTCACTATTCCTGAGGAAGCAAAACCGATTATCAAAAGATGGATGGGGCGTAATGGAAAGCTTGATTTTGGTTATAAATACTCTTATCCTAATTTTCGTAACTATGTAACAAAAGAAATTATAAGGCTAGGGGAGAGGCTGGAGATAGAATCGCATGTCGTATATTATTCAGCTCGTAAATCCTTTGTCCAACATGGTTTTGAGCTGGGTATACCATTGGAAACTTTGGAGTATTGTATAGGCCAAAGCATGAAATCCAATAGACCGATCTTTAATTATGTCAGAATTATGAGAAAACATGCTGATGAAGCCATAAGAAAGATTTTAGATAATCTAAAGTGAGGATTCAAGAACTAGAGCGATTGCTTCGGCAGTCGCTTCCTCTTTTTCTTTGTCTATTTCTGAGTTTAGCCGTTCTATCAAGTCCATATTCCCTGTGACAATCGTTTTTGTGCCCTCAGAGGAAGAAATTGTAAGTTCATAGTGTCCAATAGCCTATAAACTTTTTAGATAGTTGATGAGCAGTTGGGGCTAATTTTGACATATGCAATTGCGTTAGTCTGCGGAAAAAGAAAACGGTTCCGCTTTCCCGTTGCGTTACATATCTTTAATGTCGGGATACAGTGTAGCCATTAAGCATACAACACGGGGGTCGGAACCGTATATGAAGAAGCTACGGGCATGTATGTTGTCCGTAGCTTAACGGTCGGAATCTCGACACTAAACAAAATATGTAACGCAATGCAAAGATGGGTATTTTATATGACTTTACAAAAAACAAAATAGGAAAATTTCAATAAAGCATAGGGGTGAGAGATTATATAATGATGATGAAAAGATAGGAAAAAGGCAGCTTATTCAGCTGCCTTCATTCATAAATTATTCGACAGATACTTTGTGCTTTAATCAAATGAAACAAACATAAGAGTAAAGAGACCAATTAAAACCATAATAAATACAATCACAATATAAAAGACTTTTTTCATAAACAAACGATTTGGTTTAATATATATTTATTTAAATATTTAACAATTCTCTTTTGTCTTAACAAAACCTCAATCTCACATAAAGACTGAGGTTCAGTGTATGCTCCTTGCTAAATTGACACACAATATTAGAGCATTTTGCAAAATCCGATATAAAATAATGCCCTAAAAAATAATTAAAAAGAACATATACATATATTCGGATTCTTTATTATAAGACAGGCATGTCCCAAAATCTCCCTATAGGTTTTATTGAAAAATAATAGATAAGCTGCATAATTATTGAAATTTGGTTGGATACAATTGGGCAATAGTTAGGTAAGGGAATGTATGCTTTGGTTGTAAAAAGTGAAATAAAAAATCCCCGGAAGAACCGGGGATAAACTTTTGTTATGAGATTTGGCTTCTACTCCAAAATCACAGAACAAAGATACGCAAAATTCTATTCTTTATCAGTTGATTGTATAATCCAATTGGAAAATTGTATTAAAAAAAATAATCCCGGCTCGTGATGAATCGGGGCAAACCTTATATAACAAGGTTGGACTTCTACGATGGCAAAGATCGTGAAAATAAAACATACGGCACGTTATTGGATGGTATAATGTGCCGTTTCATTTATTAAGCCGATTTCTTTTTAGATTCCAAAAGTTTAGGAAGGTAATCTAAGGCAAGTGGATCTCTTTCTTTGAAATACTTTTCTGCGTTTTCATAAAGCCAACGCTCATTGACATATCTTATAAACATCGGAAGTGCATCTATAGGATACATAAGCGCATCAACAACCCTTCCGTCAGGGAAATGGTGTTTGTATGTTTTGTGCTGGTTCCACAGTTCGGAGTTATTCTCTCTCATGAAGCGAGCGAACAATTTACCAACAGAACCGTCAGGCATCATAGTTTTACCATGTGCCCCTTTATCTGGTATAGCATAGCCGACTTTTTCAAGTTCTGCATAAAGCCTCACATATAATTCTGAAATAACAAAGAAATAGTTAGATGGAATCATGTGGATATTGTCTTTGTACCTTTTGATAAATTCAGGAAGAGTGCCTCTATCAGTTATACCGTAATAACCTTTTTCCCTGATAGAAGGGACAACTTCATCGAATAGCCATGACTCAAATTTTTCTGCATTTGGCAATTGAGAACGGGATATAAGCCGATATACATTACCCTCATTGATGTATTTCATTTTTTGAATGCCACTAGTTGTAGGGGGCGCGAATCACGACTCCCATTGATTTACAATATCTTATAATTGCATCTCTGGGATTTACATAACCTAATACTCTTGCAACATCAGTGGCACAAAACCACAATTTACCATCTTCTTCGATGGTTCTAATCTGATTAAAGGCATTTTCTTCATCAGATTGATAATTAAATAACAATAAATTTATGTTGTAAACTTTTTAAAAATAAAATACTTATTATCCCATCCAAATGGGTATGGCAAATATACATTTTGTTGTCTACAAAAACAAGAAAATGCAATAATAAAAAAGGACAATAACCTTCACAGGCAATCGTCCTCATAGGGATAATATTTATTTTTAAAAGTTTCAGACAATATTGATATGTATGGAAATATTATCTTTCCAGTTGCACACTGCAAAGTGTAATATTTTATTTTGAATAAATGTATGTTTACAGGCAAAAATAAAAGTGATTTTGCAAAAAATAGATGCAACCAAGTTTCTTAATAAAACGCCCCGATTCATCACGAGCCGGGGAAATTCAAATTTATAAATTTAAAGTCTTATGATGAAGATTGTCTGTTGCGCCAAAAATATTGGCGCAACAACATGACAACAAGCAAAACAGTTACACAAATACAAGCAAAGCCTATTTGCTTAAGTAATGTGGATTCTTTTTTCTTCTTTACCTCTTCAGTCTTAGTTTTTTCATGTTTGATGGAAGTGGCTTCCTTATCAGCTTTGACATTTGTAGTATCGGCTACCACCGTCTGTTTATCCTCCTTCTTGTTGAAATTACCTTCTACATGACCGTCAGCCAGTAACGGAGGTTTCCCGGTAAGACTGTCGGGCGGCTTTCTTGTATCATAAATCCGAAATTAATCACGTAGCTGCCATTAGTGGTAATGAGTTCGCTCAAAGAGGTGGTTGATTCGTGTACGATGTTGACAGTTTCACTGGCGCTATCCTTGCTGATTACTTCTGTGTCGGATTTGATAGCCTTATGCGAGCTACCGCATGACAACAGAAGAAACAGGCACATAAAGAGAGCCAGTAATATGTGCCGGCTTACCCAGTTCATAACCTTAGCCAACATAAGAGATATCATTTATACGGTGGTTCATCCAGCCCCGTTTGAACTTGTTATTTGCAGGGCGTTCCCGGCATATATCCTCGATGAAATCAAACCCTGCAATCTTGATCTGATCAAACAGTTCACGTGGATTACGGGAATTTACTGCAGCGAGTGTCTTAGGCCCGACAATGCCATCAGGAATCACGCCAACCAAATCATGCGGTATTTTGATACCGTGCATTTCGCTTGCCCAGATCCAATCGACAAGGATATCAGCTATGGATTGGGATTTAATTTCGTCAGCTTTCCACCTGTCCCAATACATGGTTTTCAAAATCTCCGTTTATTCCTCTTTCGTGATGTTTTTCAATCTTTCAACCGTAGGCTTGGGATAGCCTTTCTTTCGGCAATACGCTTCATAAGTTCCAATGGTCACACCCATATTGGTAGTCACTCCTAAATCGTCCGAGTCATTTACAAAACCGCCTTCCCACTTCAGGATAAACGGTGCAAGTTTATTCACATCAGCCATTTTTCTTTTCCTCCTTATCTTTAATTAATGTAGTCCTGCGTGGTGGAATACGGCGACCGCATTCGCTATCGGGCCTGTCACAACGGTTATGCTCGGCATCTTTCAATTGCAGTTCCAGCTCGTGGCACTTATGAATCCATGCCAGCTTATCAGACTGTTCATTACGAAGCTTAACGTATAACGCATCAATCTTGGCGTCACGCTGGGCGATGCGTTCTTCCAGCCAGTCAACCTGCTTACGCTTGTTCTCATCCTCCATCGAATCGGCGGACGCATCCTCCTTCCGTGCGTTCGTCTTGTGGTTCACCCAGAACGTGACACCCCAGCGGACAGCCTTCAATCCCCCGAAACCTCCGATTATAGCCAACCAGTCGTTTAATTCCATTTCGTCTATTGTTTATCTGATTATAATACAACTTCAAAGATATGTCTATTTACTTGCGTCATTGTTGCAGAATTACTTAAATCCATTGCCACGATATGACAATAAAAAAAGAGCCTGATGACAATATTTATTGCCATCAAGCTCCTGGTTACTCTGCAAAGATAGTGAAAACTATTCCATATTCAATCCATATTGAAAAAAATAATCAGGAGCAATATTCTGATCATCCGAAAAACTTAAAGAATCACAATGTTAATAGAAAACAAATAGGATTCATGAAATCTACCGGTTATCTATAAAATCAGATGTTCTCAAACTTTTATCGGGAAATATCTTTACTTTTCTCCTTTTCCTTTGAGCGTTTTTCAAGTCACGTACTATGGTGCTGGAAAGTATCTCTGAATAAATCTGTGTGGTCTTTACGGAAGTATGTCCGAGCAGCTTCTGGACTGTTGTAATCGCAACTCCCTGATGGATCAGCAGGGTGGCACAGGTATGACGGCTCACATGATAGGTTATCCGCTTTTTGATACCACACAATCCGGCCAGCTTTCGAAGCTGCCTGTTCACCTCCGAGTTGCAAGGCAGGGCTGCAAGACTGCCGATATCCGGATAGCGGTCAAGACTGCCCAATGCCCTGCTTTCAAAAAGCAAATGCAACGGCAGACGGATTTCCACCCCTGTCTTGACGGATTTGAAGTACAGCCACCTCTTGCCGTTTATCCTGATAAAATTCTCAGGTGTGAGCTGGCAGAAATCAGAATAACGCAGGCCGGTATAACAGCAGAATAGGAAAGCATCGAGCACATGGCGCATGGATTCCTCTTCCACCTCAACCGTTTCCAACTTCTTCAACTCGTCCGGGATAAGAAACTCATGTCTGCCCTTCTCCTGCTTGATTTTGTATTTCCGAAAGGGATAAGCGTCTGCGTGCATGTATCCTTGGTTGATTGCCTCATTGACCAAGGTACGGAGCTGTCTCATGTGCTTGGCTATCGTATTGACCGCATTGCCCTTTTCTCTCAGGTATTGTTCAAAATCACGAAGGAATGTATAGGTAAGATCCTTGAAGTCCAGTCCGGAGCGGAAATCATGCAGGACCGCCAGTGTCGTATGCAGGTTATCCTTGGTGGACTGCTTCTTGTCCGAATTGTCAATGGCTGATTTGGCGAAAATGGAAAAGCTGATATTCACGGCACTTTTCTTTTTGACGGCATCTTTCAGCAAAGAGAGTGTGGCAGGTATTCCACGCTTCCAATATCCTAACTCTATACCTTGCAGATACAGGATGTATTCATAGAGCATTGCGTTCAACTCATTTGACTGGGGATGGTTAATGACTTGTGCCCCTTCACGGCTCCAGCACTCCGGTTTGAGGTACACATTTGTCTTCAGATAGATTTTCCTCTGGTTCAAATAGGCTTCAATTTGTACAAGGGCTGTGCCCTGTTTATTCAGTTTCTTTTGGCGGTTATATACAAGACGGTATCTGATTTTATCCATTTTTCTGCAAAGATGTATTCTCTGTCTCAAACGGCAAAATTTTTAGTCTACAAAAATGCACCCTCACTTTCACAAGGTGTATGATGACGGATACCTTTATATAATAAATATGGATGAACTTGATACCGATTCATTGAGTAGGATATATAAGAGGATTGTTCCCTGATAACTCCCGCCTTTTCATACCGGTTGTCCGCATACTCCCCGTTTCCGACATGATGGTATTCTAAAACGGCATTTTATTACAAAAAAAATACATTTGTGAATAATTAGTACCATTCTGAAGGCTGTATCCATACCGGACGATGATATAAGGGTGTAAAATATCAATTTGCTGATAACTAACCGTATAATACCCGTTTGATTTCCTGTTTTTCATGTTCTTACAGCAATATTATATTATAATAAAGGATTTAATAATTAAAAATAATTTAAATGTTATAAATAGGCCATTTTTTACATTTACCCATTTCTTCTGTTTCTTCTCCCATGAGAGCCCGTACGTATAGTAAAAAATGATTTTATTCCGGTTTTTCCGTTCTTTTAAAAGTATTTCCAGATAAAAGGGAGAATATTGTGGAAATTCCGGTTTGATTTTAACATAAAAGATATTGTAATTACTTTTTTGAATAACTTCTTTTGTAAAAGAAAGAATAAAAAATGTACTTGGTAATACTCGGGATTTAACAATGTTAAAACCTGATCTAACATCTTGGGAAGAATGAATAATGGAATTGTGAACAGGCTGTTTCTTGCGGCCCTGCTGTTCGTCTGCACTGACTTGTGCGGTCAGAACGTTCAGATAAAGACGAATCTTCTTTATGACGCCACCGCCACTATAAATATCGGTTCGGAGTGCCGTTTGGGCCGTCGTTGGAGTCTTGACCTTTCGGGCAGTTACAACGGTTGGAAGCTGGGCGGTGACAGGAAGTGGAAACACTGGCTTGTGCAGCCGGAAGGCCGCTACTGGTTCGGCTCCGCCTTCAAGGGGCATTATGTCGGTGTGCACCTCCACGGCGGCCAGATGAACCTGGGCCATGTGGGCTTTGGGGATCATGCGCTCAGGGAGCATTACAGGCAGGGGTGGTTCTACGGGTGCGGTGTCGGCTACGGATACCAGTGGTCTCTAAGCCGCAATTGGCGCATGGAGGTCGGTCTTGGGCTCGGATACACCCGTTTTGACTATGACGAGTACGGATGTTCCATATGCGGGGGCAGGCTTGGTGAAGGCTCCAAAAACTACTGGGGTGTCACCAGAATATCATTGTCGGTTATCTACAGTTTATGACATAACAAAAATCAGACAACTTATTTATTAATCTAAAATTGTTACATTATGAATCTAAAACAGTTAAGTTTGGCTGCGCTGGCATCCATGGCTTTGTTTGCCTGCAGCAATGATGAGTCTCTTGGCGGTAGTGACGAGAATGGCACTCCGAAAGCCGTGTATATGAAACTGGAGGGTATTTCCGCCTCCGCTGTGAACGGACGCTCTACGGATGCTCCGACTGAAAGCGGCAATCATACAGTTACCGTAAGTGATGTCGCTGTAATATTCTATCAGGATGGAGGAAATATCACGGATATAGAAGAAATAACAAGTGCTGACGACAAGAAATGGAAGGCACTTGTTGACCCTGAATCTGGTGATGGATATAGATTTGTTGTCGGCCATAAAGCCGACAAGGTCATGGTGATAGGCAACTACCAAAATTTAAAAGAGAAAACAGACATTGAGGGAAAGGTGGTGGAAAACCAGCCTATTTCAGGGGTGACAGATTTTCAGATTCCTTTGAGCAGCCAGAATGTGGCAGGTACAGGCACTGATGAAACAACCAAAGCCTGTGTGACTTTGCATGGTGACGCTCCGATGACCAAAAAGGTAGGTGAAAAAGCTCCGGAAGACAATGATTATGATGTATATGAGGCACATGTTGACATAACTCCCATCATCTCACGTGTTGAGATAAAATCATTAGGATGTGTATTCAACAAGCAAGATGAAGGTACAGCAGGCACTCCGACAGAGCATCTGTACACCTCAGTGACCGTCAAGGGTATCGGCATGGTGGATTATTATAACATGGGTACTTTAGGAAAAGATTATAATACTCAGATGGTGACCAATACTGCATCAAATCCAGACGGTTTGATTTACGATCCTGAACATGCTTCTGTTCCAGAGGGAGGTTACAAATTCTGTGGCGGTGAGAATGCATCATGGGGCTGGTCTTATGACATGATAGGCGCCTCCAATGGGATAACATTAACTTCTGGCGATGTATCATCGGGTTCTGTCACAAAATATGTGGGTGCAACTGCTGAAACACAAACTCAGAATGAATCTCAAACTTTTGCCTATAACTTCTTCCCCAAGGGTGAGATAGCCAATGTCAGGGTATGGGTTGAAGCACAAAAGGAAAGTGAGAATGCAAAGAAATCTTTTGTTGTCACCGCGAATTTTAAAGATAAAGAAGATGGGGGTACAGTTGTGGAACCTCAGGCCGGCAAAATCTACCAGTTTGACTACCTGTTCAATGAGACTGTTCCGGGTGTATGGGACAAGGACCAGAAGGTGGTGTATGTGAAAGTGACAGTCAAGGAATGGACTATTACAACTGTTTATCCTGATTTCCACTAATCCGATATCCTACGGTTTATAATCCGCGGTTGCCGGCTGTCATGCCGGTCGCCGCTTTAACCTGAAACGAAGAAGAAAGATGCTGAAAAAGAAACTGTTCACCGGTATTTGTCTACTGTCACTCCTTTCAGGCTGTGTGCTGGACGACCTTCATGACTGCCCGGGCCATCCTGACAAGCCGGTTCCTCCCAACCCTCCGGAGGAAACTACGCAGTTCCTGTATTTCCGGTATACGGGAGACGGTGACACCGACCTGCTGACAGAGAGGATCTCATGTGTCGACATGTACGTCTTTGACAGCGGGGAACGTCTTGTGAGCACGCTGGAGATTGACGCGGAAGCCCTGAGGGCGAGGCATGGCGTTTCCATTGACCTGCCTGCGGGCAATTATACGGTGGTCTGCCTTGGGAATGCGGGCGAGCGTACACAGGTGAGTGATCTGACCACCTGTGACCTTCATATGATGTTCTTCGCCCATCCCGGCTACTTCATGAATGACGAGAGCATGCTCACCGGCAATGACCCGCTGTATCATGGCGACTTGCGGTTCAGGGTGGAGGACGGGAAGTCTCTGAAGGACACCGTTGATTTTAACTCCTCCCATTTGAAGGTCTATGTCGAGGTGAAAGGGTACGGAACAACGGAGTATGGAAAAGACGGCGGTGAACCGGATATCCGCCTGCACAACATGCCGTGCCGTGTGTTCTTCGACAACCGGATCTGCCCCCAGAGACGCACCTACCATCCTGAAGTCGGGAGGGAGGGCGCACAGGACATGTATGTGGGAAAACTCTGTACCTTCCGGTTGGACGGGAACCATCCGGCTGAGATAGCGCTTTACAGCGGGGCGGGTACGGAGCCTTTCTATACGGTCGATGTCACGGATTTCCTAAAGAGGCACCCAGAGGTGGGCATAACCAAGCAGGAGGCCGAGCTTTCCATGCGGATAGAATTCAGGGAGAGGAATGCGAATGTGACAATCACCGTTCCCCAATGGGGGGTGGAGGATGTCTATCCTGATGTTGGTTTCGAATAAGCGGATATGAGTATGAACGGACTTAAATATATATGCCTTGCCTGCATTATTCCTTTCTTGCCGTCCTGCATACAGGAGGAGCATACGGGGGATGCGGGCGATGACGGCCGTGTGACGGTCAGTCTGACCTTTACCACCCGTACGGAAGAGGGTGCGGATGAAGGCATGGAAAGCGACGAAGGGAACAATGAGAACCTGATCAGAACGGTCAGGGTCTATGTCTTTGACGGGAGTGATGGCAGCCTGACAGGTTATCACCATGCGGATCTTTCTGATAAGAATGTGACGGAGAAGTCTTTTAATATAAGATTGGGGTTCTCCAGACACACGATTCCCGCCGACGGCCATACGTGTTTGTTTTACGCCATAGCCAATGAGGGGAGTGCAGAAGGGCTGAAATCCCTGCCGGCCGCTGTTTATGATTCTGAAACCGGGAGATATGTCTGGACGGACGACAAGGAGATAACACAGCGGGAACTGTTGGAGTTGACATTCAGTGGGCTTCCTGAGAGCAAGCTGACCGAAGGGGATCCGGCCGCGAAAGACGAGACCGGGAAGAAGTACTCAAGTTCCATTCTTCCCATGGCTGTGAAACAGGAGGTTGTCATAACGAAGGAGACGGAAAACCTGACACTTCCCCTGCGGCGTTCCGTGGGCAAGATGGAACTTTATTTCGCCAAAGGCGGCATCGGTGAAGGTGACCTGTATATCGGGCGCGGAGTATATCTGTACAACATCCCGACGAAAGGATATCTGTTTCCCCAAGATGCTCCGGCGTTGGAAAGTAGTGAGATAGCCCATAGGGAAAGTGATAAAGGCGACACTTCCGACTCCCCATATCAGAAGAACGGTCTGCCGATCCTACGTTGCGGCTTTGAGGATACACCATCCAACCCGGATGAAATCGCACAACTTCACATCAACAAGATAACCAGAAGATGGAACAACAAGGCTCCGGACGATAATACGGATGGAAAGAAAGAGTACCAGTGGCTTCCCGGAAAGGCGGTCTACCTGTTTGCAAATCCTTACAAATCGGATAAGAATGTCGCCAGTGGGGTGGGAGGTGACGGGTATTATATGAAGATTCTGCACCACAGCCATGAAAACAGTGATACGGGGGCGGACAAGGAGGAGTCCCATATGGATTATGTCACACTTCCAGCGGTCAAACCCAACATGTTTGTCAAGGTGTTCCTTGTCATCCCCTTGGATGGGTATACGGCCACTAGAACATGGTGGAAAGTCGGAGACTGGACGGAGGTCGAGAATCCTGGCATTAGTTTTGATTAACAAGAACATTTATATATGGCAATTTTTATGAAAGGTATATCAAGATACATATTGACGATGTTGGTGCCGTTCCTTTGCCTCTCCTGCACGGACGAGATACCGATGCCGGCTGGCTGCGGTGCTGCCGGTGGCGTGGACCGCGGCAAGACTGTGAGGGTGAGCCTTCCGTTCAGTGTCAGCGGCGGCATCAGATCGGATATTGTCACCCGTGCGGCTGGCACCGAGGACTCCCGTCTGGGCAGGATCATGCTGTTCATGTATGAGAATAAGGGTAAGGACCAGAGCCAGAACAAGCTACTGGGATACAGGATATTCCTGAACTCCAATGAAGGGACGGTCAATAATGAGGAAGACGGCTTTTGGACAGGAGAAGGAAATGAGGGAAGACTGAACTTCTATGCCTATCCGGGTGATGTGTATATCTATCTGTTGGGAAATGTGACAGGCTCCTTCCTCAAGTATTTTCCCGGCATGCAATCGGAGGAGGAGCTTAAAGGACTTACCGATCAGGAAAAATTCTTTCAGGCGGTCCGTCCCACATGGACGGGCAACTTCAACATGACGGACGGTTACCTGCCGCTGGCAGGCTCCGTGAATAACAGTACTGCGGCATGCAGGATTGGTGAGGATGGTACTGTCACTTATATGGATGATGCTACAGGCACAGAAACAAGAATAGACTCAATAAATAATCCTTTCCTTCTGAAACGCCTGATGGCCAAGATCAGTTTCACTTTCAAGTCCAAGGAGGGAGTGACCTTCACCCCCCGTAGCTATCAGTTCCGTCATGTGGCCGAGTGGGTATCCCCCAAATTCAGCCAAGACAGGACAGATAAAATAGGTGTGACTGACGGGGAGCAGACTCCTTTTAACCCCCAGACTCCAAACTCTTTTCTGGTCTATGTTCCGGAGAATATGGCAAGAACACAGGCAACCGGTATAACTTCTTTCCATGACCGTGAGAAAATAAAAAAGGGTTCCAGCGGAATAAATCTTAAAGAAACCCAGGAGGGCCATGAATCACATTATCAGTTCGAAAATGCTCCGGAGAACACCACCTATGTGGAGGTGACAGGACATTTCAAGGGAAAAGATAATAAAGGGATGGAAGTGGAGGCGGACGTGAAATACACCATCCATCTGGGGGATTTCTCTGATGGCAATTTTAATAACTTTGATGTTGAACGTGACCATTATTACAAATATACCGTGACGGTCAATGGTGTGGACGAGATTATAGCCGAGGTTGAGACAAACCAGGAGAATCAGCCGGGTGCCGAGGGCGTGGTGTTTCGTAAAGGCTCCAAGGTCCGTGTGGACGCGCACTATGAGGCGGTGGAGATGAATATAAGAAGGAGCGTGCTTGAGCAGGGTATCTATATATATTGCAAAACTCCCTTCGGAACGGTTGGCGAGATGTACTATCCCCAAAAGGGAGCTGATGATGCAAATTTAAGAGCAAAAGAGATCCTTATGCCCTATCTCGGATGGGTCAAATTCCAAAAACAGGATACAAAAGGGGAACTGGCCATATATGATCCGAAGGAAACACAGAATGTATTTGAAGTCCTGCAGGAAGTCTGGAATGAAAATGGAGAGGGTGCATATTACACCTGTTTTGTAGACGAGTATTATTACGAAGAAAATCCAGTCAATAAGGGAAATGTCAGGCTGAACGAGTTTGTCAATGCCGATGACCGCGTGTTTACCCTGGCAACCTCCTTGCAGTATAGTAAGGATCAGCAGAGTATCCTTGCCGACGCTGTATATTCCGTCAGCCAGCGTTCCATCGCCTGCTTCTATGACCTTGACAACTTTGAGGGTAATGTGTACGGGGTGGAGAGTGTTGACGAGACGGGCGGGTTGTATTGCAGTGAACGGTTCGACCAGGATTTATCATTATCAGAGAATCCTGACAAGGACGGCCGTGGAAATACGTTGGCACAGTGTGGCGCAAACGGATATGGTTATGTAAACTGGAAAAAGAACGGGTATCTGTTGCAGAATGACGGCAGTTATAAAAAGGAAGGCGGGTATACCACATTGTCTTATGATGGGCAGTATTCTTATAAGGCGTGGGCCGGCCGTAACCGTGACCTGGACGGTAGTGGCACGTTGGAAGAGAATGAGATACGATGGTACGTATGTGCGAGGGACCAGATTATCGGCATGTGGATAGCGGAACCTGCACTTCCTACGGAGGCGGTCCTGTGTCCGGAAGACATTGAAACACTGCTGGCGGGTAAGACGTCTGAGAATCCGGTTGCCCGGATACACACGAATTCGGGCCGGAGCAGCCGTCTTGTCTGGAGCGAGCAGGGATGCAGTTTCGGTGGCGAACACAAACGGGAACGGGGGAATATCCGATGTGCCCGCAATCTTGGCATTACCCAGGCTGCGAAACGGAATACAAGCCATACCATTTTCCCTGATAGATATTATGAATATGACAATACGACAAAGACCATTACAATGAACCTTTCGTCTATCGCATTGAGGGGGTTCACGTCAAGGGAACTGGCGCCCCACAATGAGCGCAGCGTCATAAACAGGGTTCCAAAGGTTCTGCAGGTATCAAGTGATTTCTTGTATGGAAAAGTCAGACAGGATTATTGTGGTGGACATGGCTTGATTGTGAAGGAAAGTTCTTCTAAAAAATATTATCCGTTTATAACCTCTACAGCAAAGGATGCCAAGGATGCCTGGATAACAGAAGCTGCCAGTTATGTGGAACAAGACAGTAAGGTAAGTTCCGTTCAGACCAGTGCGTCATGGCGTCTGCCTAACCAGCGCGAGCTGGCATTGATCGTGGTGGCCGCTCCTGAACTCTTGAGAAAGACAGGCGCACAAGTGGGTGAAAATACCTATGATTACAATGACACGTTTATTTATAAGAAAGAATGTGAGGGAAACATGTTTGGTCATGATTGGAAGAATCGTTATCGGGCCTCCATTCATTGCCGCACCAGATTTTCTATAAATTCAGGACTTGACGGAAATGGAAGTTATACAGTGTATGGGTATTGCTGTTATTATAACGAGAATGGTTCAGGACAGGCAACTGATACAGGATTTCTGGGATTGATGAGTATTGGTTATAACAATGAGTGGTTGGGTTATGGTGATGCGGGCTATGCTGGTTACCGTTGCGTCAGGGATATAGAATAATGCTAGAATTATTAACAGTGATCATAAACAGTTCGCTCATACAGGTAGGAATTTAAACAAGAATTTCTGCCTGTTGGCGATCTGGGGGGACTGATAGGAATAAATGATACATGGTTAAGATTCAGAGATGCTAGAAATATAGATTCCCAAGACGAATTAGGCTCTATGCAATATAGTGGAATGTACTTACTAAGAGAAGATTCAGAATTAGAATATGTCCGTAATTGTATATTAGTTGTAATCGGTAATCCTAATATCTGTTGTGTTCAGAAATTATATAATTATAACGGAAGTATCTATAAATATAGAGTGAAATGGTATAGTAATTATTGGGATAATTGGTGAACCGTATCTTGGGTATAAAAAAACGGATGGTCCGGTACAAGCCGGTTCCACCCGATCCTGATATGCACAACGCCATGTGCAGTGCAAAGGTAATAAATATCTGAATAAACCGCTATATTCTTCAAGATATAGAGATTTCTTCCAAATCTGATATACTGATTTGATCTGTCACGTCTGTGAAATAAAATTTACTATGATTATCAGAGAACACTTCAATATTAGTTCGTGACCATGTACTTTTATAAATGTAAACATAAAAACTTGTTTCATCTTTAAAAAGTCTGATATTACTCCCTCCCTTTGCCAACAACATGTCTGTAAAGATGTTTATATCTGAAAGAATCACACGAATAAAGCAGCATGTAGATAATGTGTTATTAGGTGCACTATAGATATATAATCGATGGACAATATTTTGGCCATAATCAGGCCAATTTGCCGAAGGGTGAAGTGTGTTAAATAAATGGTTTATGTTATTGTTTATTGTTTGATTTTCGTATATTTGCAATAAATCTTAATTTGAATGGGAAGTTGGAGTGAACAACAGGAAGTAAAGAAGGAAGTTAAAGAAAAAGAGAAAACAAGTCGGGAAACGCTTGGTAAGTTCTTTTATGATTTAGCAAAAATATCTTTTACTGCATTAGTGGTAGGAAGTGTTGTTTCTGTTGCGACACAACAAGAAAAAGTAGAAAATTGGGTACTTATACTTATAGGTATTTTTGTTACCTATATATTTCATACATAGGTTATAAAATAATAAAACAGTAATTATATGGAAGCATTAATATCTTTATTTGCGGTAATGGCTGTGATAGGTTCTATTATAGCTGTTTGGCTTAATACCAAGTCTGGCAAGAAATGGCTCGCAAATCTATAG